CTTTTTGTTTTGGGTCGCCTTCAATTTGTTTATAAACAAGTTCATCTACATCTAATCTAAAGAATGGTGCTTGTGGTGGAAACAATGCTAACATTAATTTAGATGCAAGATTAGTTACACCTCTACTTCCTACTGATTGATATGGAGTAGGATATTCTGTAGCTTCATTGTTTCCTTTAGGTGGGTATAAATGTGGAATAGTAAGTTCAGCAACCCTTCTTGCTCTTTCAAGATAGACTTCTCTATCTATCTCCATCTTTGTGTACTGACTTTCTAATAAAGATTTATCTTTAGCGACAGTAGATGTATCTAGTTTATATTGTTCCATTTATTAAGATGTTGGAAAATTAAGTCCACTTCCTGATAAACCTGATGAAGTTAAAGGTATTCTTAAACTTCCTCTGCCTCTCTTTTTTCTCACATTAATGCTGTTTGCTTTTTCTACTTTGGTATCAAGACCTATAGTAGAAGTGCTTTCTGCCATTTTAGGTGCATTTCTCTTAGTAGTTGCTTGAACAACAACTGGTGGAGTTGGCGGAGTTGGTTCAGGTGCAGGTGGTGGTTGTGGTGGTGGTATGCTCGGTTTTGAAAATGAACACATATCATGTCTCCTGTTGTAAATTATATTTTTCTCTTAGATGCTTAACGACTGACCTTTGACCTGATTTATAAAAAATTTGTCTTTCACTATCGTTAAGGTCTGCACATTGTTCTGGGAAAAGAACATCAAGATAATCAATCAGTTCCTTACTTAGTACTGGTACTTCTATCTTTTTCTGCATTGTTTTCTCCTAAAGTGGTACTTAATCTGGTTCTTTCCTCAGCAATCTCACCTGCAATTGCTGAGTAACCACAAGCATCAACATAGTCATCAATGTTGTGCTGTCCTTCCTGAGTTCTAGCTATCTTAAGTAAAGCCATTAGATTAGCTACATCTTCAGGTAATATTTTGATATTTAGCTTAGTTTTATTTTGTAAATAACCTGACCAAAGTCTTCCAATATTTTCATGGTTCTTTACCTTGTCACCATGCTTATCTTCTCTGTCAGTACTAACTAGCTTTTTTGTTTGCTCTAGTATCTCTGTAGTGTTCATATTTGTAATTCCATAGTTTTGGTTGATTGGTAGCAAAATCATATTCATCTTTACGAAGTATTCTTGCTAATTTGGCTTGATGATATGCGTCTTCAAATGATTGATTATTTCTCTCATATTCTTCTATGACAGCGTTCCACATCTCATCTATAGTTTTTTTGTTGTGAAGCACTCTATTAGCTTTAACAGCACCAACACCTACACAACCTTTGTAACCATCAGCACTATCTCCAGTTAGAACTTGCAAACAAAAATTATAATTAGCTTTATTTTCATCTACAAATTCCAACTGGTCATCACCAATAAAACAATGCCAAGAGGGAATAGTTCTCATATCTTTATCACCTGATATGATAACATTGTTTGTATTGTAATGTTGGGTAGCTAAAATGCCTATAACATCATCACCTTCTAAATTAGGTAGGCAATAGAAGTTATAGTTTTGTTCAACCCACTTTCTTAGAGGTTGATAACAAACTGGTTTTCTTATCTTCTTTCTGTAAGATTTATATTCAGTATCTAATTGTTTTCTGTAATTTTTCTTATCAGAGAAAGCTACAATGATTTCTTTTGACTTTGTGTATTGTTTGTAGTGTTCCATGTTCTGTTTGAACAATTGCTTACCTACACTTAAGTCAGAATGTAATGTCCATATATCATTACCCCAGTCAATAGGTTCTTCTAAACTAGAAGCAATCTTGTAAATAACTAGGTCACCATCTACTATCATCACTTTATTCTGATTATCAAAGAAGCTATTCATATTAGTCATCTTCTTATTCTTCTCATGTTTTCTTGCTTTATTCTCACTATGTAAATGAAAGTGAGCATCAGTTAACTCTGTCATAGGTCTATCTCCTTTAGTTTTAAAATGTTTGATTTTGGTATGACTGTTGAATTACCGCCTTCATTGATTGTGCCATCTTCATTAAAATTAACATCACCAATGAAAACGAATTTTTCTTTAGATTGGTGGACTAACCAACCCATAGTAATACATACTGCTGTATTAGATTTTTTAATTTCAGGAATAGTAGCCCAGTTACTAAAACTAATAATATCACTCCACCAACATTTATAGAATTTATATGGAAAATCTTTTGGGTCTATGTCCGGTAAGACAAGTTTATTTTTTAATAGTTTTTTCATAGTACTAAATCAAGTAAATCTCCTTTTGGAATGATGTGTCCTTTAGAAGTCCAATTATCTCCACCTGCTTTGATGGGATAAGACTTCATTAGTTTCTTTAGAATTTTAGTTGGTATTAAAACCCATATTTGATGGTTACGTTTTTCTAACCATAAACAAATTGCATAATATTTAGATTTTGTTGTGTAAATTCCTGAAGGTTTACCTCTACTTTCAATCTCAATAAAAACATTACCAGTCTTCTGACATATCCTGTCAGTCTTACATTCTATTTTTCCTTCTATTGCTTCTTGAAGTTCGTTTTCTTTTTGTTGACCGAATTTTAAATCCAAATCAAAATGAGGCTTAGCTTTAGTGTGTGTCACTCCAGTTTTGACCTACTTTTATTTCTCCATCTAATTGAGTTTTGAAATGAAAGAAGTCTTGTGTTTTCTTAAATATTGATTTTGCTATTTCTTTAAATTGTTCTATTTTTTCTTTTTTGACTATGAACTGCATCTCATCATGGATATGTAAAACCATTGCGTAGTCTTCTCCAAATTTAAAACCTGCTTTATGTAATTCTTCATTTATAATTACTGTGCCTTGTTTGACTAACAATGCACCTGCGGATTGGATTAATGTATTTAAAGAACTAAACTCTGCTCTACAATTTAATCGTCTACCATCAATACCTTTAAGGTATCCATAATTTCTATACTTTTGTTTGACTGCACTAATTAACATAGCTAGTGCAGGTAAATTTCTAGTAAATCTTTCTCTTACTCTTTTGGCTTCTTCGTGAGTGACATCAAGTATTTCAGAGAGTTTCTTATCTCCGCAACCATAAATGAAAGCATATATAAAAGTTTTAGCTTTAGCACGAGTGGTAAGTCCTGTAGCTTTTTGATTGGCGGTATGAATATCATCTTCCAAAAGTGTTTTTGAAAAATTCCCATTGTCATAATTATGAAGGTAATGACCCAACACACGCAACTCCAAACCAGAAAAATCAAGACCACACATAACCATATCGGTAGGACAATTAAATAAGGAACGAAATTCTTTGCCATACTCTGAACCACTCGCCACACATTGTGCCAAATTTGGTGAGTGATGAGTACATCTACCTGTGACTGCACCATTCGTAATAACTTTTCCATAAATCTTACCTCTTTTGTTTAATTTTAAATATGCTTGTTCTCCATCACTTAACTGACCTAATCTTTTCTGTATCATTAAATGTTCAGAAATAATTTTAGCTTCAGGATAAGGTAGTGAACTTAAAACTTTTTCATTAACTTCTGGTTTACCTGTTTGAGTAAAATCTTTAGGTTTCCAACCAAGAACATTAATTAATCTATCTGCTATATGGTCTCTTGAATTAGGATTAAATATTTCAGTTTTATAAATAGGTACTGGTACACCTGCTTTAATTCCTTTTTTCTTGTTATCTCTTTTATAGACTTTGTTACCACAAAACTTTTCCCAAGAAGGAAAAGCTAGAGTTAACTTTTCTTCTAACTCTAGTTTCCTCTTGGTTAGGATAGTATGTAGCGACTGAGCAGTCGTCTCATCAAAGTACACACCATGCTGTTCTTGTAATGCAATCCATTTAGCAAAGTTATGCTCTAAATCTACAGACACAGAAGAATAATTTTCTTTTTTAATTTTAGAGAATAGTAATGAAGTTACTTCAACATCTCTTTTACAGTACTCCAACATATCTTGATTAAACTCACTAAAGTCAGAGTGTTCTTGATAATCACCTTTTCTTAAACCTAATCTATAACCCCATGCTTCTAATGAATGTCTTCCATAGAGTTTTGCAGGTAATTCCTTACATTTAAAATCATGGTCTAATAAGTTAGTCCATATAAGCCTACTCATTAGTAAGGTATCAAAAATCTTACCTTTGTATTTATAATTTAAAACTTTTTCTAATACTGGAACATCAAAACCAATTAAATTATGTCCAATGATAATTGAAGATTTGTTTAGTAACTCTAGTGCATCATTGATGTTATTAGGATTATAACTGTATACTTTATTAGTATTTATATCCTTACAAACGATACAATGAATTACTAAATTATCTTTATCTAGAAACCCATTAGTCTCTAGGTCTATTACTAGTTCCATTTTTAGTTAAATTGTTTTGCTTTATGTAACAACTTGCACAATGGTAAATTTTTTTACCTTGTTCTTCTTTAAAGATGTCAGCAGGTTGTTCCTTGTAAAAATCACAAAGAGGTCTTTGTTTCATTAATGAATTAAATGAATTGAAATCTTATCTACACTTGGAAGTACATCTGAAACTCTTGATATAGATTTTGTAATAACTTCATGTGCTTCTACATCACCACACATTATAACTGGATAAACATTCTCAAATTTAATTGCATTGTAAATTGCAGTCATAATAGTTTTGCAAGTTTCAAAAACTATTGTTTGTTGTTCTTGAGTTAATTTTAAATAATCTTCTTTATCTATTAAGAACGATAAAATAAATTTAGTTAAAAGTTTTTCATTCATCAAAACTACCTTCTTTTAATCTTCCTGTTTGTTTGTCATAAATTAAACTACAAGCTATTCCTGTATCACCTGAGTATCTGTTCTTAAGAACTCTTGCGGTCATTACATTGCTTTGAATTTCATCTTGTTGATTTCTTTCAAAACCTACTACTGCATCTGATAATTGTGCTAATGAATGACTACCTCTCAAATGAGATAATGAAGTTTGAACACCTTCTTCATGTCCATTTTTACCTTCTGGTCGTTTTAAATGTGAGACCACAAACATTGCACATTTAACTTCTTCAACAAGTTTACGAAGATTAGTCATTGTATTATCAATTAATCTTCTCTCGTCTCCATCAGCTAAACCTGAAATAACTATTGAGATATGGTCAAGTATGATTGTCTTACAATCTAATGATTGAACCATGTATCTAATTCTGTTCATTAAATCTTCGGTGTCAGAACTACCGAAGTGGTCATAGAAACAAATGTAATCTTTTATATTATTCCATTCATTTATAATTTCTTCTTCAGTTAATTTTTCTTTTACTTCTGGTAAATGAATTAACTGATTTAAACCTACTGATACAATTCCTCTAACACTTCTCTTAACACTTTCCTCTAATGCTATATAGCCAACTTTTTCTTTTTGATTTATTAAGTGGTAAGCAATTTCTCTACAGACTTGAGACTTGCCTGTACCTGAACCTGCGGTAAGTAATACTAACTCACCTTTTCTGATACCACCAAGTTTCTGATTAAAACCATTCCATTGATAAGGAATTGTTTCTACATAATCATCATTAAGTAATAATTCTTTTGTATTAACACCTTCTATAATACCTTGTGGGGTATAGGCTTTAGCTTCCCACATAGCATCAATAATTTTAGAACCTTGACCATTCTGTAATAATTCACTTGGGTCTTTAGCAGGAAGTGATGCTATCTTTACTTTTTTTACTGGTAAAATATTTGCACATTCTAATGTTGCACTTTTACCTGCTTCATCTTCATCAAACATTAATACAATGTTTTCAAATTTAGAAAGCCATTCTAATTCTTTTTTAATATATTTTTTTGCTGATGATGCACCTGAAGGTACTGAGACTACTGGAAACTTATTGTTTTGTACTTTGCTTACAGTAAGTGCATCAATCTCACCTTCTGTGATGACAACCATCTTACCACCATCACGCCATAGGTTCTGACCAAATAAAGTAATTTTATCAGTATCACCTAACCATATAAATCTTTTATCTTTAAATCTTAACTTCTGTGCAACTCTATTATAATTTCTGTCATAAAAGTTAGCTATGTGAACAGGCTCACCTTTGTATTCAGCAGTTTGATAATTAAACTTCTTACAAGTCTCACTATCAATTTTTCTACTTGGTAATGCTTCTACTATTCCTTCAATCATATCTGATATTATTTTCTGCTTTTCTACTTTTGGTAATTCACCATTTGTCTTTTCATAATTATGACAACCAAAACAATAAGTGTGGTCTTCCCAAACACCTAAGTTGTCTTTAGAGCCACAATTTTCACATGGCGAGTGATGTAGAAAATTAGTCGTCATCTATTTCAGGTAAGTCTTCAGGTAGTAATTCTGCTAAGTCAGCATCATCTGTAAGACCATCTTGAAATTTATATCCACTTACATCTTCATGTAATAAATATTCTCTGACGTTAAAACTTGGACACTCTTTGTTTTCATCAAGCATATAATGCCCAACAATTTGTGCATCTGGGTATTTAACTAAAAGTTCTTCTAAAGTTTTCTTCAAACTTTCCCATTGTTCAGCAGTAAAATTATCTTCTGCTTTTGAGTTATCGTATTCATTACTTCCGCCAACTAAAGCTAATCCATAAGAACAATGATTGTAGCCTTTAACATGAGCCTGAACATCATCATCACCTCTGCCTTGCTCTACAGTTCCATCTCTACGAATAACTTTGCCATAACCTATTTTTAACCAACCTCTTTCTCTGTGCCATCTATCTATTTCTTTAGCACCAATATTCATTGATGGTGGTGTAGCTGTACAATGAATAACAATATATTTTGTTTCTTGTCTTGCCATAATTAATGTCCTGCCTGTACTTGTTGAATTTCTTTTAACCAATCATTTGGAAAAGTTTCTTTTGTTGATTGAATACAATGATAAGGAAAGTTATTTAGTTCACACCACTTGCCATAAGTTGTTAAACTTTTCTTTCCAATCTTTGTTTTTGAATTTGAAAATATAAACCTAATATCTAATTCAGGGTTTTGTTTTTTTATTAATTTCATTTTCTTTCTATCGGCACTATTAAAAGCACCTTTAGTTTCTATGATGAAAGAACCCTTGATAGGAAAATCAGGTGTATAAGTTTTTTTAATTTCAGGTTGAAAGTAAGTAATCTTTAAACCTTCATATTTAAAAGAAAGTTTATTTTTCTTTAAATAGGTAAAAACTACTTCTTCCAACCCTGATTTTAAAACAACACCTTTAGAAATCTGTACTCGTTTGAACTTCTGTCTGTGGTACATTATTCATCTCCTCTGGTGATGTTGTGTTTTCATATCCATCTTCTTTAGAAAACAAATTCATTTGTTTGCCTTCTACTAATTCAATCACTTGAACTGCTTTTAAGATTGCAGTTACACCTGCACCAATTAAAGGCGTATGATAAGGTCTTAATTGGTATGCAACTTTAATCTTAGAGCCACCCCAAATGTTACATGAAGTTGGATTAAGAGGATTTTTCTTTGCATCAAAGAGTGCAGGTCTTTGACTAAAAGGTTCTTTAGTCTTTCTATTCACTCCAGTAGCTTTCATTTTAAATTTAAAATTAACAAACCCACCTTCTTCAGAATATGGACTTGGTGCTACTTTTACAGTTTTACCTTTAAGTTCACTCTCAGCTTTAGAAATACTATCTTGCATAGCTTTCTCAAATTGTGCAACCATCTTAGTTGCTCTACCTTGTGATACTTTTAAGATAACTTTGTATTCACCATTTTCGTTAAATTTAACGTCAGGTTTATTTAAGTGTGGGTATATAGCTTCTCCCAATTCACTTATGTATGTGGCTTCATTCATATTTGTACTCCTTTGTTACGTTTGGTTAGCCATAGGTGGCACTTAATCAACACAGGTGTCGTTGACTGAAGTTTAAAAAAACTAAACACAGAAAAAGATTGATTTTTTTACCTGCTCTAAATCTAGATTTCCTTTTTCAGGTAATGGTGGAAATTTTTTCTGGTTTTTTTCAGATAACATTTGCTTCATCTCCATAGCCCAATTAGCTAAAATATCTTTATTGTAGATTTCACAAAACGCTTCTCTTAAAGCCAATGACATATTATCAGCATCAGGTGCTAGAACTCCAAAGCTGTCATGGATTAAACTAAAGTTATCTATTCCAAGTTCAGAACCTTTAACAACTGATAAACTTAATACTGAACTGTCTAATTGATGGATTAGATTAGGACATATAGATTGTTGGGTTTTTCTTCTGTCTATTTCTTCAGTCTCCGAACTAACAGACAACTTAATAATACTATCACCCATCTTAGTTTTAACTCGCTTACTTTCTTTTTTGTAAGCTGACATCATAATGGGTAGACCTAATGGACTTGTCCAAGCAACCGGTAAGTTTTCTGATGCAACAAGTTTTGCTACATCTTTTAAAAACTTCATTATATCTTTAGCACCAACAATAACTTCATTGATACTTTTCCATACAATTTTAGTTAAATAATAAGTTGACTTAAATAAATCATCACCAAAATTATGAGGTTTATTATTTTCAACTAATTCTTTTTCAACATGGTCTTGAATGTATTGCCTACATGAATATTGAGTAAGACTGTAAGGTAAACACATGACAGGTTTTTTACAAATCTTTCTATCTATTCCATATTCTAACCATTGTTTTGCCATTGGGTTTGTTTCTTGTTTTAATTTATCAATTACTTTTTCTGCAACTAATCCATAGACATCATTAGGTTTGTTTGATGGTACTAAGTTTGTAGCTTTACCACCTACTTCATCTCTCATCATTGCTGAGTAATGTTGTAGACCTGAGTTAGAACAATCAGAATGTATTGGTAATGTAGTTATAAACTTAGGGTCAAAATCAGTTTCAGCAAAATCTCTATATTCAATACACCATGCTAAAAATGAAAATGGTTTGTCAGCTTTACACCACCATGTATCTTGTAATGGATTATTTGCAGTAGAAATAATTTTATCTGCATTATCAATTACCCATTGTCTTCTAATTGGTAATTCTTCTTTATCAGTTTCACCAAACAGACCTGCACCTGCTACAGCAAAATTATTAAATGCTTCTTCAGTTGCTATAGGTTTACCAAACTTAAATTTAATTAATGCTCTTGCATAGTCAGCACTTTGTGGTGAAAGCATTGGTGACTTAGGATATATCCTACCTCTAAAGTCCAATTGATAAGGATACCAAAAACCAATATCTAAAAATTTTTTAGCTTCCTCAAGAATTTGTCTTATCTGAATATATTTAGATTTAGACTTTGCTCTTTCTTTGTAAACATTAGAGGCTTCTCTTTTCCATTTTGTTTTAGCTTCTTTGTTAATAGCTATATCAAATGGTTTAGGTGGTAGAGGAATGTCCTCAGGATTAATAGGTAACTTTCCAAGTTGATAACTATTTAGAATACAAGTTTCTAAAACATCAAATACAGGTTTATTAATTACCCATTCAGTTTTTTGCATGATATTTACAGATTGACTTACAATCGGAAACTCATGCCATCTGTTGTTTAGTTCTTCTAAATATCTTTTATTTGTTTGTTTTATGAAATTGTAGTGCATTAGCTATCTCCTCAGGTTTGTTTTCTTTGTTGAATTT